GATTTTTATTCTACGTTTTGTGTAGACGCGTGCTGTGTTTCCATTAAAGAGGAACCTATAAAACAAGAGAAAATTGGTCGCATTATAATAGCTAGTTCTGTTGTAACTGAGATCATTGAGACTCTTTTATACGAACCCTTTGACAGAACGTTTAAGGCTTCTGTTTATGAGAACTATTCCGCTATAGGTGTTGGTTTTGAGTTAGAGGATAGTAATCTCATCCATGAGAGTTTGGCTGGTGAGGATATCGTTTGTTCTGATGTCCCCTTCTTTGATGGGTCAGTCACTCTTGATGAAGGTGTGCGAAATGTTGAGGTTGTTGTCCATTCGTACACAGCCGGGAAAGTAAAGTTGAAAAACTCTGTTTTAAATGCAATGTTTGCTTTAGAACATGGGATGTTTAACAAGCTTTATCTTATACCCGATGGTAGAGTGTATATGCAAGTTGTACCTGGTCATCAATCTACTGGTCGTAAAGAAATGGCCAATTTTAACACTATGACTAGAGCGCGACGAGCCTTTGCTGTTTCTCTTTTCATTAATATTGATTTGAATGAACGCCATGTAACGAAACCGATGTGTGCCGGAGATGATTGCAATGAAAGCAATCATGAAAGTTTAGAATATGGTTATGCGAAACTCGAGTTTCCTCTTAGAGATGTTCAAGAGGTGAAAGTTCCTGAGTTTTGCAGCCATCTTTGGCCCCCAGGGGAAAAACCTGTCGGTCAAAGAATTGTGAAGTCTCTCTTCAAATTGATTTCAAAGAAACCTTTTGAGAGAGCAGCTTTTCTCTCTTTTGTTGAGGAGTATCACAATCATCCTGACTTTCCAGCATATCTAAACGTCATCTCTGAGCTCCGGTCGGAGATGAATTCAATTATGTTACAATTAGAATTCCCAAGTTACACTCCCTATCGTAGACGACGCCGTATGGGCCCTCGTCTCCCCCCCGTTCAAGGTCCCCGATTGCCCCCAAAGCAAGGACCTAAACGAAAACCAAAACAAAGAAAACCTAAAGGTATGAGAATGGTTGGTGGTGCAATTCCCCAACAAATTTGTTCGATCACTGACCCATTTTGCTCAGCTGCTCAAGGTGCGAAGGTGCCTGGCACAACTGCAAATAGAACTATGCCGTTCTCGTGTCAGTTTAGAACTAGTTTAGCAATGCCCGCTTCAACGGGTGGAGCATTTGCCTTCTTACCAGGTTATTCTTATGTTCAAGCGTCAGGTACCATGGCTGGTTTGGTTGCTACCTTTACAACCTTAACGGCTAATCCTGCTACTGCAGGTTTAACACCGACCAGTTATCGAATTAATTCGATGGGTATTCGTTTGAAGAATATCTGTGCGCCCTTAACTTCCGCAGGTATTCTCAGAATTCGTGGTTCAGCTGAGATCAATGGAAACAATTTTGGTTCTGTAGATTTCTCAACATACAATTATGATTATCATGATGACATCCCTATTCAAGATTGTAAGGATGTTTGCATCATCATGAGAAAACAAGGTGCCAATAGTGAATTTTTCATTAGTACTGGTACAACTAATCCAAGTGCTAATGTCACTGCTTGGGTTGCACCTTCAATGGGTGCTGTTTTTCTCATGCTCGATGGTGCTCCAGCGAGCACAATCATTTTTGAGGTTCAAGTTTTTATTAACTATGAACTCACATTTGGAGATTCAGATGCGATGTCAATCGCCTGTTCTCCTGCTAAGTCTACCATTAATGATGGACTTATCACTCGAGGCGCGAGATATGTGGCTGAGAAGGTCTCTCCAATTGTGAAAGGTGGTGTTGCTGCCGTGGAGAAGAGTGTGATGAACGCAGCTATGGGTTACGTAGCTAGGTTGGCTGGTGGTTTTGTTGGATCCTATGCGGGTCCTGGTGGGGCGATAGCAGGCTCCTCTGCTGCTGGCATGTTGATGGACCGTGTGATCCCTGAGGTTGATTGACGGTGGCGAATTTTCCCAGTTTTTGAAGAAACTGGGTGGCTTTCAATGTATAAAAATAAATGTATAAAAATTAAAAATAATGGCTC